GTACTATCCAGAAAATGCAGAGAAGCCAACCTTTGTGAGAGTCAAAGAAAACAAGGTCAAGATATCATCGGCTGAACAAATCAAGGACTTTGTGCTGAACTATCTCCAAAGCAAGGGTGAGATGGATGTATGGAACTACTGCTCCAGAAATGCATTCCTATTCAATGAGAACTTTATCAATATGATTGACAGCATCAACATACTGATGCTCCAAGATAGCAAGGATGCCTCATACATCCCATTCAAGAATGGAGTGGCAAAGATATCCAAGAATAAAGTGGAGCTGAAGAGTTATATCGATGTCGATGGATACATTTGGGAGAATCAAATCATCGAGCGAGATTTCACTATGTTGGATGACTGCACCAATGACTTCCAAGATTTTGTCAGCAAGGTGTCAGCAGATGATAGAGGCAGAATCAATGCTCTTGAGACCACGCTCGGATACTTGATGCACACCTTCAAGGACAAGACTGACCAGAAAGCAATCATCTTCAATGACCAAGAAATCGATGACAACCCGAATGGTGGCTCTGGAAAGTCACTCATGCTGGCTGCACTCGGAAATCTGCGCAGAGTCGTCAAGATAGATGGCAAGAGCTTCAATCCATCCAAATCTGATTTCGTTTATCAGCGAGTAAACCTGGACACGCAGATTCTGGCATTCGATGATGTGCGTAAAGCATTCGACTTCGAGCAGCTATTCAGCCTCATCACAGAAGGAATCACCGTCAACAGAAAGAATAAGGATGAGATATTCATCCCATTCAACCGCTCGCCAAAGATTGTCATCACAACCAACTATGTCATCAGTGGTGCAGGCTCTTCTCATGACCGCAGACGTCACGAGCTGGAGTTCTATCAGTACTTTCACAGCAAGCGCAGCCCACTCGATGAGTATGGTCGGCTCTTATTCGACTCCTGGACCGATGAAGATTGGTTGAAGTTCGACAATTATATGGTCAAGAACCTTCAGAAGTACCTAACAAATGGATTGATGAAAGCCATCAGCATCAACGCAGATGCCAAGCGACTCATTCAGGCAACGTGCAAGGATTTCTTTGATTGGGTGGAGGAAGGCAACCTCGCTCTCGATGTGTACCACTACAACGGCAGCAAGATTCAAGAATTCACCTCCGAGTTCACATCATTTAAGGAGCTCGAGCCACGCAGATTTTTAAAATGGGTGCAATCGTATGCTGACTATAAAGGCTACAACATCACCAAAGGACGCAATCACAACGGAAGATACTTCATTCTCGATTCGGGAACTCCCAAACCGACTCCAGAACCTGATGACATTTGGGATGAACTTAATGAACAAGCAAAACAATGACACCACAACACCGAAAAATCCTAAAAGATTTACAATTGAAGCACAAAATGGAAAAGTATCCAACCATTCCACCGCACCTCATCGCCCTGGACCAATGGAATGACAACAGCGCAAATGCTCTGACCAAGTCAATCATAGGATTCCTTCAGTTCAGTGGATGCCAAGCCGAGCGAATCAACACGATGGGAGTCTATCGCAAGAAATACCGCACAGATGGAGTCGCCATCGGTGGTCAGTGGACCAAGGGAACCGGCACACCAGGCTCGGCAGATATCTCCGCAACGATCAAGGGACGTTCTGTTAAGATTGAGGTCAAGTATGGCAAGGATAGACAGTCTGAAGCACAGAAAGCATACCAGAAAGCCATTGAAGAGGCTGGTGGTGTGTATGTTATTGCAAAAGATTTTGAAGGATTCTTGAAATTTTATGAGCAATTTTGTGAATCAATCAAATAAATGCATATATTTACAACTCAAAACAATATATTATGACTACAAAAAAAGCGGAGGCTACACTCGCAGAGCCAATGAACATTTGGCAAAAATTACACGCTGCCAAGCAGCAAATCGGAAAGGTTGCAAAGAATGCAACGAATCCTCATTTCAAAAAGAGCTATGCTGACATCAATGCTCTGCTCACAACGGTGGAGCCTATCCTCCACGAGCATGGACTGCTTCTCTTGCAGCCAGTGGTGGGCAATGATGTGGTGACTCGTATCATCGACATCGATTCTGGTGAGGTCATCGAATCATTCATGAGCCTTCCAGTCATCACAGACCCACAAAAGGTGCTCGCTGCTGTCACTTACTTCAGAAGAGGTACATTGCAGTCACTGTTATCACTTCAAGCCGTTGACGATGATGGGAATGGTGCAGCAGATTCACAGAAAGGAAAGCCAACAATCAATGCAGAGCGATTCAAATCAGCACTCGAAGCAATCGAAGCTGGCAAGTACACAGCAGAACAGTTGGCTTCCAACTATGCACTCACTGAAGTACAACTCAAAGCTCTCGCACTATGAAATGGCATCCATCGCAAATCGGTAAGCTGATGACCAATGGCAGAGCCAAGGACAGCATCGGAGAAACAGCCAAGAGCTACATCAAGCAGTGTGCAAAGGAGGATTTCTACAACTACACCACAGAACTGAACAACAAATACATCTGGAAGGGTAGAGAGCAAGAGCTGGAGTCCATCAACCTCATCAACTCGGTGAGGTTCACTGACTATGTCAAGAATGAACAGACCATCGAGAATGACTATCTCATCGGCACCGCTGATATTGTCATCGAGCAGCGAGTCATTGATGTCAAGACATCGTGGTCCTTGGATACATTCCCGGCACTTGTGGAAGATGCAGTCAACCCACTCTATGAATGGCAGCTCAGAGCATACATGATGCTTTATGACAAGCCATGTGCCGAGCTGATATACTGCATGGTCACCACCTGGGATGAGTTCCTCAATGAATACGAGAACCTCCAGCTCCACAGAGTCGACCACATCAATCCAGAGAAGCGCATCACAGCTATCTGGTACGATAGAGATGAGGATATCGAGGCAAAGATGGTTGCTCGACTCAAGGAAGCATCCGATCTATATCATGAATATTACGAACAACTAAATAACAAGTAAAAATGGAAGAGCTAAAAGCAAAAGGCACCATTCACCACCTTGGTGAAGCCAAACAAGTGAGTGACAAGATGAACATCAGAGAGTTCGTTCTATCAATCGGTGACAAGTATCCGCAGCTGGTACAATTCCAAGCAGTTAATGAGCGAGTGAAGTTCCTGGATGGAGCCAAAGTCGGTCAAGAATGTGAGGTAAAGTTCGACCTTCGAGGTCGTGAGTACAACGGCAAGTATTATGTCAGCCTTAATGCATGGGATATCCGCATCGCAGCACCATCAAAACCTATCTCAGATGAAATCGATGACGATTTACCTTTCTGATGGCGAGAACATTCGGGACTTCATCCATAAAGAGTTGAGGTCCCGACTCTCCAAGAGATATCGGATGACTCACTTGGCTGAAGATATGAATCTCAACTACTACACATTGACCAGATTCATGAAAGGCAATGGGGTGGGCGATGAGTTCTATATTCAAGCCTTCAACTTCCTAATGAAATGAATTAAAACAACAAATTATGAATCAAAAGAAAAAAATAACAGAAAAAAAGTACATCTCATTCCTTAACGAATTGAAATTTGAAATGAAATTCAATAATGTGTCTGTGATTAGACCATATGTTGATAAATATAGAGTCAATAGTCAATGGGAGACATTCTTGAAAAAGAAAGGAATTGTGTATAAAGATAAAAAAGGACTATATATTTGGAATGAATCTCATCAACCAGATGTCAAAATGCTTCGTGAATTTAGAGCATATGTGTCTCATATAAATAAAGAATTGAGAGCTAATAATGATATCAAAAACAACCATAAAGTGGTTGTCTCAAAACCTTCACCTTCAAAAGAGCTCGGTCTCATTCGAAGATTTTTCAAGTGGATATATTAATGAAGTACTTCATCGCATACATAGGCACCAAAAATGACAACCTCGATAGCTTGGTTGCAAGGGTGCATGACCTATTCAACATGATGCCAGGTGTCAACACTTGCATCGTGCTGACCTTCTCTGATGAGGTGCATATCTCGGAAGTGACTCCAGAGGAATTCTACGAACAATATTCAAGCCTTAACTAATGGAACAGCAAATACAAGACCCAATCGTGCTCAAGGTGCTGGCAAAGTATTATGAGCGCAGCCAGCTCGGGATTCAGAAATATGGGCGCACTTTAGATCGTGATGACCTAAACCTCACCGATTGGCTGAATCATCTCCAGGAGGAATTGATGGATGCCACGCTGTATATTGAGAAGCTGAAGGCAGATGTCAAGTTTATTGAGCAAAAAACTGGACAAGGATAAGGGGTAAAAATTGCCACATATCTAAACACGAAATGTAAACGAGAGATGCAACTGACGAGTTGAACGTAGACTGCCGTGCATTGGCTGCGGTTCTCAACGTAGGGAGATAGGTTAGCCTTCCGAGAAAAAAGGCTTTTTTAAACTAAACAACAAGAACAATGAAAATAGAAATAACCCACTACGGACATAAAGCAAGCTATGAGTTTGACCACGAGGATGTGGAACTTGAGGACTTGATTTATCACATCGAGCAGTTGATTCGATTGACTGGCTATTCAATCAATGGAACATTAGAAATAGTAAACGAAGAACAATGAAACTAAACCAAAACGATCAACGTGAGGAGATGGCTGCAATCGGCACCATGATACTCTTGACAGCAATAGCTATTATTTTAGTAATTAAAACTATCTTTGACCTATGGAACTGATACTATCATACCTCGCACTCGGGTGGCTCATCGCCAACTTCGAGCCTCTGCACTGGGTCATCGACCTGGTATTCATCAAGGTCATCCCAAGCTCCAAGCTCGGTGATTACATTCACGCTGGATTCGGATGCTGGAAATGTACCTCATTTTGGACTGCTCTGGCACTCTCAGGCAATATATATACGGCAGCAATCACAGCGATGGTCGCCTACATCATCAGCGAATGGATAGAGAGCAAATAGAATACGTCAAAGCAGTGCAAGAAATGGATGAGAAAGAACGTCTCACCAAGAAAGTGCTGAACAGACTCAAGGCTATCAAGGTCAGCGTGACCGGACAGCCAGACAGAGAGTGCTTCTGCTCGCAAATCAGACGCAAAATCTGGTACAAAGACTTCACCAACTGGTATGAAAGCAACGCTTGACCGCTACATATCGTCTCACTATGAGGAGCTGTATCGATACACCAGGTACTTCTGCTCCAAGTACAATCCGAAACTCACTATCGACACGATCATCTCCAACGCATACCTTCACTGCCTCGAAATCAATGACAACACCGAGGATGTCGGCAAGGTCAAGAGCTATATCCTCAACTCAATCAAGCGCCAGGTGATATGGAAGAACGTCAACAGCTTCAAGGACGAGCGAATCCTGGCATCAGAAATCGCAGTTCCTGACACTTTCGATGATGATGAGGACCTCAACTACAAAATCGCAATCGAACAGAAATACCAGGGATGGAAGTCATCGGTGGACATCTACCGAGATGGGCTCACAGACAACGTCAAGATTGCAGTCGCCAATGCATACTTCGACAAGGGACTCACAACGGCACGATCTATGGCGAGTTACTTCAATATACCAAACACCTCAGCACACTACCTAATCGCAGACATAAAAAACACGCTTAAATCCATACACTATGAAAATAAAAGATGAATACAAGGGCAAGACTATCGTCAAGAATACCACGCTCGGA